ACAAGTTTGCTGCCATAGGACCTGATTGGAAACCCGCAATAGCATCAGCAGCGGCAGCGTTATCTAGTCCGAGGTATTTAAATGCTCCACCAACTTGAGCAGCAGCCTGTAAGTAATTACTGCTTCCTGGCATATAGCCACGACCTGCCAGCAGTGCAGCAACTGCGGCATCTGATCCACGACTAGATAGTCCGTTATCCATAGCGCCAAAGGTTGCACGCTCTAATTGAGCACGGTTAATACCTGGAGACTTTAATCCTGCTTGGTAGTACCCAACTGAACGTTGCATCGTAAGGGCAAGGTCTGGCATACCTGCGTACATTCCAGCAAAACCTGCTAAACCTATTTTAGCCGCTCCTATAGCGCCTTGAACAAAACGACTCTGGCCCGCACCGCTGCCAAGATCTAGTGGGAATCCACCACCTTGTCCTCCTCCACCTTGGGATGAGAACTGTCCTAGGCTTGCGTTGACTTGATTAGTGCCTGGACCTGAGTAGGTCTGTGGTGGAAAGACAGCACCGTCAGTGCCAGTACCTGGACGTGTAAGTGCTGTTCCTAGGTGGGCACTACCGCCGTTATTCTTTAGAACACCAGTAGCACCCTCCATGGCAGAAGTTGAAACAGTAGAAACTTTTTCAAGGGACTCATAGAGAGCGTTAACTTTCCTAGTCAGTTCGTCAACACCAGTGGTCAAAGACTTGATGTTGGCAACCATCTTGTTAGCCATGTTAGTCCTTTCCCTTTACGTATTTGGCTATCTGTAGCCAGTTCTTTCGTTCTCGTGGTGACAACTGCTTTATCTCAGTTAACGTCCATCCCTTAAAGGACTGAGTTAACGCTGCCCATTCAGCCACTACGTGACTGTATGGAAGAGTATTAGAATCGAAATAAGGTCCCGAAATTAACGGGAACTGGTACCTCGCTTCCAGTCTCAGGATCAGTGACAACGATGCTGTCAAACTGTGGTCCTGGTAGTCGCTTGTTGATCTCTTCAACAATCTTTCTACGATCAGCAAGTCCTAGGTTTCGTACCTGTTGCTTGCTGACAACTGGAGAGTTATCGATTTTTAGCACAGTGCTCTCTAACATGATGGTAGTTAATTCAGAAGAAGATTTATCAGAGTTGATAATCATCTCTCTCTGAGAAACACCTGTTGGAAGAGTTACTGTGTATTCGTGGTTCTTTCCTGATACTGAGAAAATACGATCATTGATTGGGTCAGTTAATACCTTGACTTTAATATCTTTATCAAGATCAACTTCAATCTGCTTTAGTTCTGATCCAAAGTAGACAGGTACTTCTGTGGTGCGACCAAAGGTAGCCTTGAAGATTGCTAAGATAAGCATGTCTCGATCGCCTGCAAGGAGTTGATCTAACATCTTATCGTCTGCCTTTTCACTTCCAATTCGAACTGTTCCTCGTTGAAGAATAATTAAGATTGCTCGACCAATGTTTGCTGCACGAGCAATTGCTTCTTCGTCGTTTCCGTTTAATTCTCTTACCTCTGCCTCCGTGATGACTTCCCCAGCGGCGTTTATGTAGCCGCCAGGGAGAGTCACCACGTTGTCCAAAGGAGGAAGAACTTTTACATCTATAGCCTCTGGCTTTTCAGCAAGAGCCTGGTTGATTAGGTTGTTTGCCAATGCGGGATTAGCCGCTGCACTAATTGTTTTAGTCATGTTAGTCCTTTGTTAGTCGAGGAAGTCTGCTGCTTGTGTAGTTAGGTTAGGTGCCCAGTTAAGGTCAAATCCTTCATGGACCAGTGTCATCTGCTCTACGAATAGAGCGTTGTCACCAGCATTGAGGTCTGAGTACGCAACTGATGTTGGCCATGCGTTGTAAACTTCAAAGCGCATCGCTACGTGGTCTGTTGCAGAAGAGTTGTCAGTTTCACCTGCAGCAGGAATTGGGTGTGATAGGACTTGAACTTCTAGGTTGCAACGGAAGTTCTGTGCGATAGATCGTGTTGATCCACCAGCAGCAACAGTTGCAAACATGTTACGCATCCAGTCCCAGTTTTGGTTAGTCCCAAGAATCACACCACGTTGTAGTGTGATAGGTGTGAAAGTTGTCTGACCAGGAATCTGGTGGACAGTGGTATTGTAGCCACCTTCACGGTATGGGATTGAGTCTGTGGTAACCGATAGGCCAGACACAGATGTAAACCCTAGAGTGACACCCTTGAGTTTATCTAGTGTTGGGTTAGTTCCTTGGGGCTTGAACTGCACCAAGAACCTAAAGTTACGAATTGGATCGGTGATTAATGTCGACCGATTATTAATGATTGTAGGCATTTATATTTCTCCTTTGGATTAGTTCAGCGTCTTTTGGCTGAGGTCGATGACGATGAACTCTGCTGGATATTGAAGAGCCACACCAACTTGGATGTGAACCTCTCCATTTGCAATCTGCTGTGCGCTGTTGTTTTCTGCATCACACTTGATGAAGAATGCTTGAGCGTTAGTTGCTCCACGGAGACCGCCTTGGTTCTTGTACTCGTTCAAGAATGAGCCAAGAGTTGTACGAATCTGTGCCCATAGACGTTCATCATTGTTCTCAAACAATGCAAACTCTGTAAGGTTCTGAAGATTCTTACGTACGTAATTAAGTGAGCGGCGCATGTTGACATACTTGTTAGCAGTGCCATCTTGCTTCAATGTGCGAGCACCCATGACAGAGAGACCAGCGCCAGGGATCTGACGGATTGGGTTTACTGGAGATGTGCTTGCGTTCAATGAATCAAGTTCAGTTGAAGTGAATGTCTTTTCTACAGAAACAATTCCCTGTACAGATGCACCGATACCTGCTGGAGCCTTGAATACGCCACGGCTTGCATCTGTTGATAGGTAGAGTCCTGCTACCGCACCTGATGGACCAACCTTGCGTAGTGCACCAGCACCACGTCCAAGAGGATCAGAGATAAATACGTGTGGGTAGTAGACAGCGATTGCTGCTGAGTCTGTAAGAGATCCAGCAAATGAAATTGCATTTGCAACAGTCTGGTCGGCCGCAGTTTCAGCAACTACGAATGAGTTGTTGTCTTCTGACCAACCTGATGCTGCATTGTAGACACCTGCTTCACCTGATGCCAGGCTGTGAATTCCTGGTAAAAATATAACGAGTGGACGAGCAAGAGGTGAGAAGTCTTCAAATACAGAAGATCCTGTTCCATTATAGTTTGTGTAGTCAGCGGCTACTGGAGTAGTTCCATTTGATCCACCTGTTAAAGGATAGGTAGTTGATACTGGAACACCTGAGGCGCTGCTTGAGATTGTGATGTTTGGTGATACTAGGTTGACCACTGTCTCAGCAAAATCGCTAGAGGTAGAGTCATTAAAGACCACGTTCTCATAGCGCTCTAGCAAGATGTCATCGTTAATATCTCCTGCTGCACCAGACTCCTTGTAGACAGTCAGTGTGTAGGTTGAAGCAACTGAACCAGCGGTGACAACAACACGTAGGTTGTTGCCATCTGTTCCAGCGTTCTTTGATGTAACAGTAGCAACAACAAGACTTCCTGATGTAAGGAGGTTTACTGAGGCTGCATCTGCATCATCTGCAAGGAGGCGCTTTACAAATAGTTCACGACCACCGTTGGCAAAGAATGACCCTACACCGAAAGTGGCTGGGTATGAAGCGTTGTATCCACCAAAGTACTTAGTGAACTCGTACCAAGAAGTAACAAGCGTTACAGTTTCTGGGCCTTGTGCGAAAGGTGCAACAACTGCACCAGCAGAGTCAGCACTTACTCCCGCAGGGAGTGTTGCTGGTAGTAGGCGTTCACTGATGTAAACACCTGGGCGGCTATATGCCATTTTTTCTCCTAACTAGTTGGGTAAGGGTTCCTTATGGTGTCGTTATTGTGATCGGTTCTACAGCAGTAAACTCGCCACGACCAATGATCTGGCTGCCAGTTGTACCTGTAACGTTGAGTTCTTGGACCTTGTATAGTCTGTTGAATGTGGACGGCGTGATCTCGCTAGAGACACGTACCGTGATTGCGTTTACGAATAAACGCTTTCCTTGCTCTGTAATATCTCGCTTAGAGATATCAAGAACATCCAGACGACGTGTAGTTCCAAACTGGGTATTAGGACCCACATTCAAAACTGCAAATCGTAATGGAATCTTTGTGTTCAGCAATTGCGCCAAGATCTGACGATCATGACGTGGCTGACGTGCATAGGTAGTAATTTGATAATCAATATTTACTGGAACAGGAAAGTCAATATCTTTACCGTGCAGGTCTGTATCCCAGTTAACGCCTGTTGTTATAGTGTCTGGGTCTTCGTAATAGCCAGGATTAACTTTGCCACGATGTGCACGATCAAATGCCTCTGCAATATCGATCATGTCAATAGTGATGTAAGGGTATGACTGATTACGGATTTCCTGATCAGGCTGACCAAACCACACGCCTACCTTGCGCTGTGGTCCATCATCTGTATTTGACTTCTGATCAGTAACGACCATGTCCTTAAATAAATTGCGGAGTGCTTCATCTTCATCTAATAAGAAACTCATAGGTGAGCCTCCAGATGCTGGAAGAGGCGGTTGACTAAGAAGTTCTCTGACTCAGCGGTGCGGTTTGCTGTATGGCGAATTGCTCCGCTTGGCTGTCTGCTAGGAGTTCCATACTCGTAGTCAAGTGCTTCGGCATGGTGCTTCTCGTTCACGTTAGCATTAAAGCCGCTCTTGCTGTAGGAGACACTGGTACCGCTCACGACGTGAGATGGCCACCCATTTGCTTTGGCTTCTGAACGCAGATGCGCTCCTACAAGACGAGATGTCTCGTGGCTTGCTCTGTGGATAGAGTTAAGTACGTGGTCTTTCTTCACTTCTTTTTCCTGGCTTTCGCAGCGGTTTTGCCAGCAACTTTTCCACCGACGTAGCCTGCGATAAGACCAGTAATAATTGGTTGCTTGTCCTTAGGACGATAGCCGAATGCACCACGCATAAACTCTTCGACTTCATCTTTGCCGTTCAATTCAGCGGCACGCTCATACCAAGGCTTCCAAGCCATAATAAACCCCTTTATCGCAAGTAGTGGGAACTACACAAGACACGCATGTGTTCTTGATATTGCAATGATAAAGAAGAAAGGGCCCTTTCGGGCCCTAACTTACTTACTTCTTTTTGGACTTCTTCTCTCGCTTGTCCTCCGCCTTTTCGCCCTTCTTGCCTTCCTTGGCTTCGTGGCGTTTCTCCATAGCCTTGATCTTCTTGACGTTGGCTACATCCATCTTGCGATCGTCTTCTTGAGACTTAGGCTTGCGATGTTTCTTGTCCATCTTCTCAAACATTTCCTTCTGCTCTTTGTCAAGACCTTTAGTAGTCTTGGCATCCTGCTTCTTGTCTGAGGTTTTTGTGTACTTCACTACATGCCTTTTTTCTTGTTCATAGTCATCTTGGCTGCCTTACCTTTTTTAAGGGCTTTGAAGTCAGCGCCAGTGATCTTGTCTGTTGGCTTTGCAGCCCCAGCAATTTTCATCTGCTTAGGAGTAAGAGTCTTCTTCATCACTTCTTGTCCTTCTTCTTCTTAGTCGGTTTATTTGTTGCCTTTGCAAACTTCTTATTGGCAGCGGCTAGAGTCTTCATTCCGTGTTTATCCTTTGGCTTCATGCAGCCACAGGTGGCACACATTACTTCTTCTTTGCTTTACAAGCCTTGCAAGTACCGCAAGTACATGCCTTCTTTGACTTTGTCTTTGGGCCTTTACCGTATCCTGGCTCGCCCTTTTTCTTACCGCATCCGCATGCTACGCACATCTACTTGCTCACTTTCTTCTTAGTTTGTTTTTTGGATTTTGGAACGCCCTTTGCAGGAACGCAATTTGGAACCTTCTTGCCGTTCTTCATCTTCATTCCTACCTGGGTGTATCCATCCCAGCAAGGATCTGTCTTCTTAGTTGCCATTAGCAATCCCACTTTCTTAATGCCAATGCTTTACGGGTTGGCTTGCCGTTCTTCTCCATAGGACCTTCCATACCGCCCATGCGTGCACAAAATGACTTACGTCGTGCTGCAGACTTAGGAGACTTCTTTGCTTGCTTTGCAGATACTGGAGGTTTTAAATCTGATCCAGGGTTTGCCTTCTCATAAGACTTGCGTCCCTTTTCGTTAAGACCACCCTTTTTATTCTTGCCCTCTGAACGTTGCCATGCCTCTGACTTAGCCATTCTTCTTGTGCCAATCTTTAGTCGCCTTTACTCCTTGAGCAATTGTCTTTGCCCCAGCCTTCTTTGTCAGGTTAATCTTGTCGTAAGCACCGCCACGCTTTGCGTGATCAACAATTACATCACCCTGCTTGTTCTTCTTGATCGTGTGAACTTCACGGGCTGGCTTACCAGGTACCTTGATGCCAATTTTTACTGGCTTCTCTACTTTCTTCTCAGGCATTACTTTTTCTTTTTCTTGGCCATGCCCGATTCGCTCATTGCGATTGCGACTGCTTGAGACTTTTTCTTAACAACAGGTCCTTTTTTAGATCCGCTATGAAGTTTACCTTCTGAGTATTCCTTCATTACTTTTTCTATCTTGCCCTTGCTTACCTTCTTTGCTGGCATTATGAATCCTCCCAATCATCGAGGTCTTCCTCGTCTAGGGCGTGCTTGTCGTAGTCGAGGTCATCTAATTCTACCTCTTCGTCCTCAAAGAGGTCTGGGTCTAACTCTGTCTCAAACTCATCCATGGCAATCCTTTCTAAAATTAAGACTCAGCGTAATAAGGAATTACATATTGCACACTGTTAATTAGGACCTTTAGATATCCAGATGGAGTTGCTGGTAGCGCACTTGCTGCTCCTGCACTTCCCACTGTGGTCTGTGTATCACCTGTTGCAAATGCAGTTGATCCACTTGTTCCTTGTGAGCCAAGTGTTCCCTGGCTACCAAGAGTTCCCTGTACACCTTGAACTCCTTGAGTACCAGTTGTACCTTGTATGCCTTCTGCACCCTGCGTTCCTAGTGTCCCCTGCGCTCCTTGAAGTCCTTGTGCGCCAAGAGTTCCTTGAGAACCTTGCGTACCAAATGTTCCCTGTGTACCGTTAGCGCCCTGCGCTCCTGTTGCTCCCTGTACACCTTGAATAGCAGCACCTTGTGCGCCCTGCGTTCCTAGCGCACCCTGTGCGCCAGTAGTTCCTTGCACACCTTGAATAGCAACGCCCTGTGTTCCCTGTGTTCCTTGAGTTCCTTGAGTTCCTTGAGCCTGTGCAAATCCTGCACCAGCAGTTCCTTGCACACCTTGAAGACCACGATTTCCTTGTACGCCTTGCGTACCTTGTGCTCCTAGATCTCCTTCTGCACCTCTTGCACCTTGTGCTCCAGTTGCGCCCTGTATACCGATACTTCCCTGCGTACCTTGTGCGCCAGTATTTCCACGAGATCCTTGTACTCCTTGTAGACCCTGACCACCTGCGGTTCCTTGAGTTCCTAGTGTTCCCTGTGCACCTGCGGTGCCTTGGGCTCCTTGAGTTCCTTGTGCGCCACGAGTTCCTTGTGTTCCTTGCGTACCGTTATCGCCATCAATACCTTGAGTACCTGAAGTTCCTTGCGTACCTTGTGTGCCACGAGTTCCTTGCGCTCCAGTAGTTCCTTGCGCTCCTTGAGTACCGAGTGTGCCTTGAGTACCAGTTCCCTGTGTACCTTGAACTCCCTGTGCACCTGTTGATCCACGAGTACCTTGTGTACCTAGTGTTCCCTGTGGACCCCGTGTTCCTTGAATACCTTGAAGACCAGTATTAGTCTCAATGCTCTGCACACGAGTATTAAGATTCTGCAGAGATGCATTGAGAGTTGTATCCCAGTTTGCTTGGCCCCTAGTAGGTAGAGAGAATGTCATGAGAGATTACCTTTCTTACGAGCCATACTCACCAGTGCCATAACCATCAAGACCATAAGTATTATTGGTATTGACAGTTGCAGCGATCTGGTAAGGGGTTGATTGAAATTGCGGATCATTAACGAGTTCTTCAGCATTGACTTGATTGCAATCGATAGTGACAACTGAGTAGCGTTCCTTGTAGAGACCACGAGGAAGGACACGGGTAGGAACGAATACGGTGTCGTGGAATACGACACGGTCTTTAATATGTAGCGCTGGATCTGTAATCATTGCTGGAAGAAGCCTATTGATATCTGCCACAGCAACTACTAGGCGCAATGTATCTGTGGTGTAGTAACCACGCTCATTCATAATGTTAGTACCACGAAGTTGTTGGGCCATAATGACAGGTAACTTAAATGGCTCAACCCAGCGGCGACCCTTGCCCTCTTCCTGATTAGAGACGTCATAGATTGGATCTACAAAGGTGTCGTAGTCTGCAGCAAGGGCTGCATCGTCCCAGAGCCACCAGTCGACCTCAGTACCTACGGGGTCGCGGAGTTCGTCAACGATGCCCTCATCCATTGACATAGTTTCGTAGTCGATCTTGAAGCGA